TAGAGGCTTCGATAGATCGTAAGTTTTTTAATGATATATTTTTAACTGCTGCTCGTGACCCAAACCTCTCGCCTCTTAAAGCGGCTGAAGTTGTTATGCGTGATGGGGAAAAGTTGCTTCGATTAGGGCCGGTGATTGAGGGTCTTGTACCCGAGTTCTTCAAACCCCAAATAATTCGGTGTTTCAACATTTGCTTACGGAAAGGTGTGTTCCCGGAGATTCCACCTGAATATCATGACATGATTGGAGATATCACAATAGAGTTTACTTCACCATTGGCACAGGCTCAGAAACTTGTTGCAGCTAAGTCTATTGAAATATCGCTCGCATTTATAGGTCAAGCTAGTGCCGTTGAGCCAAGTGTCATGGATAAGGTTGACATTGATGCGGCTGTTGATGAATATTTTGATGCGCATGGTACCCCAACACGCATACTACGTTCCCCCGAAGAAGTTCAAGCCCGAAGAAAACAAAGGGAGGAGGCGCAAGCAGCGGACAAAAAGAAGCAAGAGGCGATGATGCAAGCGGAGTTAGCCACTAAAGCTGGTCCGGCCGAAGCCAGTGCTGCTAAAGTTAGGGCTGAAACAGGGCAGATAATGACTGATTCTCTGGTAACGCAGCAAGAGCTTGGGGGGATAATGTAAATGGACAGCATATCAGAGTATACAAGCGAGGAGCAGAAGCGGTCAGACAAGGACGCGGACAAGAATTACAAACTGTTTGTCGCAAAAGTAAGGGAGTTAACAAAAGATTCAAATTTTGAAGACTTCGTTAATTTCCTCCTTGACACAACGAACTTTAACGGTAATAATTACACCAACGATAATAATCTTACGATGTACTTAACGGCTAGGCGGTCGGTGTTCTTTGACGTAATGAGCGTACTAGAAGAAGCTGACCCTACCTATTATCCACGAATTTTACTGAAGAGGGCGAAAGTAATAAAGGATGGCTGATGAAAATGGAACAGGCGTTGTAGAGAGTACACCTCCGGCGAATACACCTCCGGCGAATACACCTCCGGCGAATACACCTCCGGCGAATACACCTCCGGCGAATACACCTCCGGCGAATACACCTCCGGTAGTAACTAACAAGTTAGTTGAGCTTGGGCTTCCCCAGGATATTCTCAAGCATGAAAGGTTGTCTGGTGTGACATCCGTGGAAGAGTTAGTAGACCGTTTGGTAAACGCTAACTTGGCTCCAGAGATTCCTACACCTGATAAGTATACATTGCCGGAAGGAGTCCCGGATACCGTGCGGCAGATTGCACATACCCACAAGCTCACACAGTCGCAGCTCGATGGTGTTGTAAAGGAGTTTGCGGCTCTTAACGCGGCTTCTTCCGAGGAGGCCGTAAATAGCCTCATTTCTCAGAGCGAAGCAAAGCTCAGTGAGTGGGGGGATCAGAAAGACGCTAAACTGGCTGCTGCCCGTAACGCGGTCAATTACTTTGAGGGTAAGCATTCGGGACTCAAGAGTGTACTTTCAGATACCGGATATGCCTATCATCCGGTTATTATGGAGGTTTTTTCAGAAGTAGGAAAACTTCTGGGTGAAGGGGGATTTATCTCTGGGGTGAGTAATACCCCTGCGGTCAAGAAGAGTGCTGCTGATGCGTTGTTTCCAACTCAAGCAAAAAATTAGCTAACTAACGGTTAGTTAGCGGAACAGGAGAGAATTATGGCTTTTAATCCGATGGAAAATGCCCAGTATCCGAATCTGGTGAATTGGGCGAAGGGACTTGATCCCAACGGCAATGTTGCTGCTGTCGCTGAAATACTCATGAAGAGTAATCCGATCATTGAAGATATACCGCTTATCGAGGGTAATCTTCCGACCGGCCACCGTTCAACAATTCGTGCGGATATCCCGATTCCTACTTGGCGTAAGCTTTACAAGGGTGTAAAACCCACCAAATCTGCGAAGATTCAGGTCGAGGACACGATCGGTAACTGCGAGGACTACGCCGCTGTCGATAAAGACCTCGCTGATCTTAACGGTAATACCGCTGCCTTCCGCCTCTCTGAGGACAAGGCTCATATCGAAGGTATCTCTCAAGAGATGGCTACTACCGTTTTCTATGGTGATACGGCAGTTGATCCTACCAAGTTTCACGGTCTTTCTCCCAGGTATGCCGTGTTGGATATCGCCGCTTCTAAGCCTACTGCTGTAGCCAGGTCTGGTCAGCTCAAGAACGTTATCAGCCTTGCCGGTTCCACTAACCTCACCTCTATGTGGCTTATCGAGTGGGGTGAGGATGCGGTACACGGTATTTACCCGAAAGGTTCAAAGGTCGGCCTCCAGCAGAAGGATCACGGGGAGGTAACTCTCCAAGATGAAAGTGGTGGTTTTTTCCAGGGATATCGTTCTCACTACAAGTGGCAGATGGGTCTGGTTGTTCGTGACTGGCGTAGGGTTGTTCGTATCTGTGACATTGATGTTACCAAGATCGGCGATGAAACCACCCAGAAAGCCCTCTATACTGCCATGATAAAGGCTCTCCACACCCTGCCGAACGGTAGCACGGGGAGGAAGATGTTCTACTGCGGTGGTGCCGTTTCAGCCATGCTTGATCTCGCTGCCCTTGAGAAGTCCAATGCGGCCCTTGGTCGTAAGGAAGTATTTGGGGAGGAGCTTCTTTCCTTCCGTGGAGTTCCAATCAGGCAGTGTGACGCCTTGGTTGAGAATGAGGTTGCCATATCCTAACTAACTGTTAGTTGGGTTGGTTAATATCTGAAACAATGTGTACGGAGAAAGAATATGATTCTTGACAATACTCTCCTCGGTGGCATAGACCTCGCCCACGATGCAACGGCTGTTGTCGTTGATCTCGGTCAGGCTAATGCTGGACGCGGTGAACCTCTTGAGCTTATGGTACAGGGATCGGCGGACCTCGCAGGTTGTACCGGAATAGTAATTACCGATGGCGCAACGGGTACTGCCGGTGATGCACTCATTACTCACACTCTCACCCTTGCGGGTAAGACACACAAGATTCGTCTCCCGGAGGATGTGGCTCGATATATTAAAGTTGATCTTGTCGGTACCACTTCTGCCGGTACATGGTCTTGGGGTGTTGCTGCTCCCCCCGCTGCTCAAAGTAACTTGTAAAAGTTCTATTGATTAGGTGTTGAGGTTAAAAGCCCGTCCAAATGTGGGCGGGCTTTTTTTTTATTCTTTTAGGGGGATTTTATGAAAATAGTAGCTGAAGTAGCTAGTCAGGTAAGAGTCCGGGGTCAAATTCGTTTTGTACGTGCGGGAGAGGTAGTCTCGGATTTTCCAGATAACGAACCTGTTCCGAACCTTTTTGTTGAAGTTGGTCGTCGTGCCGCTTCGTCTAGTGGCGGGGTGGATTTTGATAAGATGTCAGCGGATGAGGTTCGGGCTTCCCTACCGGATTTGGATGCTCTCAAGAAGTTCGTGAAAGAGCAATACCCTGAGGTTGATTTTGCTCCAAACATTGGCTGGCAAACTCTCTGTAACCGATACCTTGATGCCCGAGTTGACCGGGTTCGTATTGAGGATAACACAGGGAGAACAAAGGTTAACAACATTCAGAACGTAACAGATAAACTTTCGGATTTGGACGTTGAGATTTCGGGTGGTGAGAATGAAGGGGCAACCATTCAAGACGATGAGTTCGACGAGCTTTTTAAAAACGACGAGGAGTAAAAGATGGCAAAGTCATCTATCGCAATTTGCAACATATCCCTGTCCACCTTGGGGGAGAGGTCAATACGCAGCTTTGACGAGGACAATCAACGGGCTAGGCTTTGCGGTAACTTGTATGACTTTGCCGTTGAGTTTGTACTTTCACAGTTTGACTGGCCTTTTGCTCGCTCATATTATGACCTCCGTGAGGCTATGGATTCCGGATTTACATTCTCAGATGGTAGAAAAACTTACCAACTACCGCCGGATTGTCTGGTTGCGAGGGATGTTCTGCCTAGAGGAAACAAGGATTCTTGGGAGGTTATCGGAAATTATGCGGTTATGATACCTACCTCGGATGCTATGCAACTTAGGTATACTAAAAGAGAAACTAATCCGAGTTTATTTTCGGGTTCTTTTTCTATGTTGGTAGCCGATTTTCTTACGGCAAAACTGTCTGGTCCGCTAAAGGGCGGCAAGGTTTCTGAGTCTAGGGCGCTAATGGAGGTTTTTAATTTCAATCTTGCTACGCTTCCCGTTGTTGATGCGAATGTTGGATCTGGAGAACGTAACCCCGATGATGACCCTAATGCCGATTCCTTCAACTTGGAGTAGGCCATGATATATAATTCAAAGCATAAGTTCACGGCGGGGGAAATATCCCCCTTGATGCGCGGTCAAACAGATTTTGAGCGTTTCAAGAATGGCTGTAGCTCAATGAAAAACATGGTGGCTGTTACTCAGGGTCCAACTGCTCGGCGGTTGGGTTTTGAGTTTATATATGATTTGGACTCCATAGCCCCCTCCGTGCCCATAACAAGCGTACGAACTGTTCCTTTTGTTTTTAACAGTTTCCAAACCTATGTTATGATATTTCTTAGATATTCAAACGGGGCGGTGCTAGTTGTGTTTGCTACGGATTCTGGCCTAGTTGTATACTCTGATCCTCCCCAGACTGAATGTCCTTTTGGGACACCAATAGCAGTTAATGCTGGAGACATTCTTAGTCTTGCTATGCCTGAAGGGTGGGACATAGAAGCGTTTGATTATGCTCAATCAGGGGATGTAATGTATATAGCTCAGAGTGGAATGAAGGTCCACTCGATAAACCGTCAAAATCACACCTGTTGGACTGTAGAAGAGGTTGCGTTTACCGGTGAACCTGCGGATTGGGATTCGGTTTATGGCTGGCCTGAATGTGTTTCGTTTTTTCAACAGAGGTTAGGCTTTGGGGGTAATACCAAAGAAAGGCAGAAGGTGTGGTTGTCAAGAGCGGGTGATTTTCAGGCTTTTGATAATGAGGGAGCTACAATTGTGGATTCTGATCCTGTTAGCTTCACCCTGGATTCTGAATCTCAAAATCAGATAGTGTGGATGCAAGCAAGTAAAAAACTCAACATAGGAACTATAGGGAATGAGTGGGTTGTTTCGGGGAACAACCAGAGTGCTATCACCCCCTCCAGCGTTTTGGCTGAATCACACACGGGACAGGGTAGTAAGAGAGCCAAGCCAATACGTGTTGGTAACGATATCCTGTTTGTTGATTTTCACGGTAGGGCTATTAATGAGTTTGCATTTGACTATAGCGTGGATAGTTACAAGACCTCTGACATATCGGTATTAGCTCCACATTTAACCGAGGAGTATTCGATATCAAGATGGACTTACCAAAGAACACCAAGCTCTATTGTTTGGTGCGTTAGGGCTGATGGTGCGTTACTCGGTTTGACTTACCAAAGACAACACGATGTGGTGGCTTGGCACCGACACTATACACAGGGTGAGTTTATAGATGTGTGCTCAATCCCTGGCGATAACAGGGAAGATGACTTGTGGGCCATTGTGCGAAGGGAGAAGAGTTCTGGTTCGCGTTTTTACTTGGAGAAGAAAGCACCCGAAGTATTTTTAAGTGACGCTACGGAGGGGAGATTCTTAGACTCTTTTCTGCATTACTCCGGAGAGAGTACGAATAGCCTTAGCGGGCTTGACCATCTGGAGGGCTTGAC